ATTTTATCACGGACATAAACATGAAAGTATTCATGGGCCCATATGTTAAATATTGTACGATGCCAGGCAACAGAGGTATTACAGCAGTTGCAATTATTGAAACATCACACATAGCAATGCATGTATGGGATGAAGTTAAACCTGCTCTAATGCAATTTGATGTTTACTCATGTGGTGAATTTGATCACGAACAAATATGTAATAAAATAAAAGAAGATTTTAAAACATCCAAAATAGAATACAAATATTTAAATAGAGAAACAGGATTAGTAGATATCTAAATTATATTTATTTGCTGTTGATTCCAACTCTTCAAGATCATTCTCCACTTCTTCATACTCATCTGTTAAAATTTTTAAATTTGTTTTTAATCTCCAGTATCTTTCAATATGATACTTAAGAAAACCATTTGTAAAAAATGCAACTCTAAAGGCTTCTATAGGTTTTCGATAAAAATATTTAACATAAGTAATAAACCAATCTAATATATCAGCTCTTCTTACTCTTCTTCTATAATAAACATCATGTAAAACTTGCCTTGATTCATTAAACATGTCTTGTAAAATATAAAAGTTTTGTCTTCTTTTATACATGTCATCATTTGTTTTTTTCATAAAGTCTTTTACTTTTGTTTCAAACTCTTTCTTTCTTTTATTTTTTATATCCATTCTTTTAAGTCCTCTCCCATTACTTCACTAGCTATATTTATTTTTTTACGTAAAGCTTTTTTTATCTTTTCGTCTACAGTTTTTGGTGCTACAAGATCAACATATGTCACTGATCTCTCTTGACCTATTCTGTGTGCTCTATCTTCTGATTGTAATCGTTTCTCTAGATCATAACCATTAGAATAATAAATAACATTACTAGCTGCAGTAAGTGTAATACCATAACCACCTGTTTGTGGATTACCTATAAAAAATCTTACACTAGAATTTTTATCTTGAAACTTTTCGATATTCTTTTGTCTAGTTTCTGCATCAATTGCACCATAGTATTGTACTATAGATCCTTCACCATATTTTTTATTTATGTGACTAACAATTTGTTTAATGTCATAAACATAATTAGCCCAAATAATTGCTTTACCTTCCATCTCATCTAAAACATCTAACAATTCATTTATTCTATTGTTTTTTATTTCAGTGATTGAATTATCATCATTCTTTAAATGACCACAAGTAATCTGATGTAAACGCATCAGTTGTGTTAATACATGTGGCGCGGTTGCCATCTTCCCTTTTAGAGAAGCGAGGGCCGCGGATTTCATAGTAGAGTAAGCTTTTTGTTGTTCATCAGTTAATTCTACTTGTCGTTCTATATATATTTTTTTAGGTAAATCCAAACAATCCTCCTTTAATACTCGATAAGAAAACTTCTTTAATATTTCAGAAAGTTCATCTAATCTTTTATATCCACCTACAATTTGTACTCTACGTCCGCCAAAGTTTCTATCTAACATAGTAGCGTATCTATTTCTAAAAGTATAATAGGAAGTAAATCCTAATAACTCTTCATGTAAAAAACCACATTGAGTATATAGATCAAGTGGACTTTTTGTCACAGGAGAACCTGTTAAAATTCTTCTGTATTTTGCAAGTTTGCCTATAGTTAAAATAGATTTAGTTCTTTTAGCTGTAGGTGTTTTTATACTTGTAGATTCATCTATAGCCATTAATGCTTCATGGCAGTTTAAAAATTTATGTGCAAACTCTAATCCTTTTTTAGTTGAAAAGGCTTCCACATTCATCACAAGGATGTGAAGGTCATAGTCTACTTTAAATAATTGCTGATACTCTTTATCCTTTGTTTTGGATGTGGTTGCAGTCCATAGTACCTTTTTATGATTTACATGGCTAGGTAAATGTGTAGGAATTTCACCAGAAAACCAGTTTCTATAAACTCCTTTTGGTGCTATAATAAGCGCCGCATTTATTTTACCTTTGTCGTAAAGCATAGCAATGTTATCAACTAATACTTTAGATTTACCCGTACCCATTTCCATGAAATACGCATACTCTTCTTTATTCCACGATTTTTCCAATGCAGTTATTTGATGTGCATAGGGTTTAGTTTTAAATTTATAATTCATAATTATTTTCTTCTTTCTAGTTGACAATTATATAAACACTACTATATTCTCTGTCAAGAAAAAAGAAATTAAGAATGTATAAAAAAGAATTTACAATAGAAGTAAGCTTAACTAATAAGCAATATAAAATTGCTAAAGCATTAGGTGTTCCTATAAAAGAATATATTGGTAACTTAACTAGTATGGCTAAAATAAAAAGAAAGAAAAGAAATGAAAAATAAAATTTTTGAATTATATAAACCAGATTCTTTAGAAGATTTTTTAGATTTTAAAAAAGATAATCCTGAAGAAAAGTTTGTGTATGTAGCACAACAACCACCTGCAAATATAAATATATTAAGTGCATCTGATTTTGGATATTTAGTTATTTGTTTACCAAACACTGGGCCAGAATCTCAAGCAATTTATTCTACTGCACCTTTTGTAAGAAAAATGAAAAAAAATTTACAAGATTTTAATAAACAAGATTATTTATTAGCAATAGGAGATCCAATTATAATTGGTATTTGTAATGTTGCTATAAGTGATGTGACCAATGGTCAGTATAATGTCTTGAAATGGGATAGAAGAGAATATAGATATTACCCATTAGAGATTGATTTTTATCAACAACAACAAAGAAGGTAGAAAGATGAGTAATGAAGTAACAAATATGATGCTAAATGATTCGAAAGATCTTTTAGACAATGTGGAAATAACTACTATAGCTGCAGAGTGTGTTAAGTTAAAACAAAAAGAAGATGAGATTGCAGACCTAGAAGAAAAATTAAAAAAGAAAAAAGAAGAAGCAGATGACATAAGCTCTAGAGTAATACCAGAGCTATTGGCTGAACAAGGTTTATCTGAATTAAAACTTCAAGATGGATCTAAAGTATCTGTTAGAAAAGAATTTAGGTGCACTCTTCCAAAAGATTTGGATAAAAGAGATGCTGCTTATAAATGGCTTCGAGATCAGGGGTTAGGAGATATTATTAAAAATAATGTTTCTGTAACTTTTGGTAAAGGAGAAGATGACAAGGCGAAGCAATTGCTAGACCTTGCGGTTGAAAATGGATTTCAACCAAGTCAGAAATCTGATGTGGCTTGGAATACATTAACAGCCCTATTTCAGGAGCGTGTCGAGTCCGGGCTCGACATGCCTTCTGATGTCTTTAGTACTTGGATTAAAGACAGAACTAAAATAACCCGTAAATAATGGAGAAAAATAATGGCTACTGAAGTAATGGCTAATAAAAAAGAAACTGGATCACTCGCTTTATTTGGTGATGATACAGCTAAAGGTTTTGAGAATATGACGTCAGAAGATATGGCGTTACCATTTGTCAGAATCTTGGGACAATTATCACCACAGGTAACTGAAGGTGATGCAAAGTATATAGAAGGTGCCAAACCTGGTATGATCTATAATACTGTTACCAGCGAATTATACGATGGTAAAAAAGGTATCAAGGTAATTCCTTGTTACTACAAAAAAGATTATCCAGAATGGTCGGATAGAGGTGATGGCCCAGGTGCTCCTGTTGCTACACACTTACCGAACAGTCCGATAATCCAAACTGGTAAGAGAGAAGGCTCTAAAATTAGATTACCTAACGGTAATTATCTTGAAGAGACTGCTTCTTACTATGTAATGATTGAGACAAAGACAGGTGGTTATACTCCTGCTTTGATAACAATGAAGTCAACTCAATTAAATGTTAGTAAAAAATGGAATTCTATGATGAAAACCATACAAATACCTAACGGAAAAGGTGGTTTTGTTATCCCGCCTATGCATGGGGTTGTGTATAATCTAGCATCTACACTACAAAAGAACGATAAAGGTTCTTGGTATGGATGGGTTGTTACACAAGACAGAATAATGGGTCAAGAAGATAAATCGTTGTATTTAGATGCAAAAGATTTTTCTTCTAATGTATCCAAAGGAAACGTGCAAACAAAAGAAGATGTGGAAGAGACAGCTTCTGATAGTACACCGTACTAGTAGAAAAATGAGGGGGATCATAAGATCCCCCTTTACAAAAGAAAGAGAAATGATAAATGGAAAAAGATAAATTCAAAAAAATATTCAGTGGATTACAAATAGCATATGGACAATATCAACCAGGCGATCGTAGCGAAAACGGAAAACAAAAAGGAAAAGCTTTTATTGTTCGTAAACCCGTCACCGACGATCTCTGGGAAAATCATCTTAAAGGTGAAGGCGCTGCTTTGGGAATCATCCCCATTACAGAAGATAACAGCTGTAGGTGGGGCTGTATTGATATTGACGAATATAACTTTGACCATCTTGGCCTCATTAAAAATATTAGGAAGTTAAATCTTCCACTTATAGTTTGCCGTTCTAAATCAGGCGGTGCTCACGTTTTTTTATTTACCAAAGAAAATATTTCAGCTGCTTTAATGCAAGCTACTCTTAAAAAATTTGCAACAGTTTTAGGATATGAAGGTTCAGAAATCTTTCCTAAACAAACAGAAATACTAGTGGAACGTGGTGACACTGGTAACTTCTTAAACTTACCTTACCACAATCAAATGAAAGGATTGCGATATGCTATCAACGATGAAGGCAATGGTTGCACACTTGAAGAATTTTTTCAGCTCTATGATATTTATGCACAAGAAAAAAATCAAGTCGAGCAAGTTAAAGTCGAACAAAAGAAAATAGAGGAAGCATTTCCTGGAGGCCCACCTTGTTTAAATAAATTAGCTTCAATTGGTTTTGGTGAAGGTTCCAGGAATAATGCTCTGTTTAATATTGCGGTTTACTATAAACAATCAAGACCAGATACTTGGGAAGATGATATTGTAAAAGCAAATATGGAATACATGGATCCTGCTTTAAGTAATAGTGAGGTTCAACAATTAATTAAATCAGTTAACAGAAAAGGTTATGACAAATATAGATGTAAAGATGCACCTATTAATTCTGTATGTCAATCTGGATTATGTAGAACAAAAAGATATGGTGTAGGTTTTGGTGAAGAGGAAATGCCAGTACTTGGAAGTTTAACTAAATATGCATCAACACCACCACAATGGTTTTTAGATGTAGATAAAACTAGAATAGAATTAAAATCAGAACAACTTTATAATCCAGGTATGTTTGCATTGGCATGTTTAGATCAAGCAAATTTAGTAGTACCAGTTCCAAAACCAAAAGATTGGAAACAACATTTTTTAAAACCAATGATGACTAATTTACAAGAAGTAGAACCATTGGAGTCTTTAAATCCTATAAATGAATTAACTGGATTACTACAGGATTGGACAACTAATAGACAATCAGCAAGAACATTAGATGATATATTTAATAAACTTCCATACACAGATGACAAAAGAGAATTTACTTATTTTAGAATGGAAGACTTTTTTAATTTTTGCAAAAGAAATCATTGGGAAAAAGATAAAACTCAAACTGGAAATCTATTAAAACAACTTGATGTATTTATAGAAGAAACAAGAATGACAATTAAAAAACAACAACCTAGATTAATTAAAATTAGAACTATGAAAAAGATAGAGGCAAGTACTACTCAAACTAAATATCAAGAAGATCATTTTTAAATTATGAAAACAATTATTTTAGGTCCTCCAGGTACAGGTAAAACAACTACATTATTAAATTTAGTTGATGAGTTTATACAGGATGGGGTTAGACCAAAACAAATAGGTTATTTTTCTTTTACTAAAAAAGCAGCAAGAGAAGCTGCAACAAGAGCTGCTGAAAAATTTAATTTAGATATAGAAAATGATTTAGCTAACTTTAGAACATTACATTCTTTAGCATTTAGAAGTTTAGGAATGAGTAAAGAAAGAATGATGAAACCAGAGGACTATAAAGAGTTTGGAGAAAAATGTGGAATACCTATTAAGACTGCAAGATTTTCTAAAGAAGATGGTACATTTAATTCTGATAATGAATATTTAACTATTATAAATACAGCAACAGTTAAAAGAATGGATCTATTAGAATATTATGATCAAAGACAAAATACATTAGATGTAGAAAGAAATACATTATTTTTATTATCAGAAGAATTAAAAAGATTTAAAGAAGAAAAGAAACTAAAAGACTTTAATGATTTAATTGAAGACTTTATTAAACAAGGCATGACAGGTTCTTTCGAAGCTTTGTTTATAGATGAAGCTCAAGATTTATCTTTACTACAATGGGAAATGGTTAGAGCTATTTGGGCCAATGCAAAAAAAACTTATATTGCAGGCGATGATGACCAAGCAATATTTAAATGGGCCGGAGCAGATGTAGATCATTTCATAGCATTGAAAACAGAAGTAGATGATATTAGAACTTTAGATCAATCTTATAGAATACCTGGTGGCCCTATACATGAACTGTCACAAAAGATAATTAGTAAAGTACAAAATAGATTTGATAAAAATTATAAACCTAGACAAGAGATAGGTATATTAAAAAGATATTCTGATATTACTCAAGTGGATATGTCTGAAGGTAATTGGCTGGTGTTATCATCGGCCAATTATTTTTTAGAAGATGCAAAAGATTTATGTGAATTGCAAGGTTGGTACTATCAATATAAAGGAACCAATTCTATTCCATTAAAATTATTATTGGCTTTAAATAATTGGGAAGCTTGGCGTAAAGGTGGTTTATTAAATCATTTAGAAATAAAAAACATATATGAATATTTAGGATCAAATGTATTAGATGGTTTTAGAAAAGGTAAAACATTACATTCAGAAATGAAATATAGTTTAGAAGAATGTAAAGAAAAATACGGATTAATAACTGATAAAGTTTGGTACGAATCTTTTGAGGGTTTAGATACTCTAACAGAAAACTACATTCGTAATATGAGAGCGAATGGAGAAATGATAAATAGAAACCCTAGGATAATAATGTCAACAATACATGGAGCAAAAGGAGGAGAAGCTGATAAAGTTTTATTAATGCAAGACTTAACTAATGCTGCACTAGAAACATTTAGTCATGATCCAGATGAATTACATAGACTATTTTATACCGGTGCAACAAGAGCTAAAAAAGAATTGCATGTACTGGATCCTAAAAACTTTGATAGAGCTTATATTATATGAAATGTTTTTATTGTAATGCAGAAGTCATTTGGCAAAATGATTATGATGCTGAAGATGTAACACCAGAATCAGAATATACAATTATATCTATGTATGATTGTAAAGAATGTAATACTTGGTACGAAGTTTATTCACACAAAAAGGAAGATAATGAGTAAAGAAAAAGGAAGACAATGGGATGGTCATAGTAGACCACCGACTGATCTATATAAAAAAAACTTTGACGAAATCTTTGGTAAAAAAGAAGAGGACGAAAAAGAAAACAAAGAAGAGGAGAAAACAAATGACGAATAAAGATATGTTTCATGAAGCATTCCCACAAGATAAACAGATAGGCGGGAATCACTACAAAGACTTTCATATTCAACCTTATGAATTTATTTCTAAAAATGACTTGAGTTTTTTTCAAGGAAACGTTATTAAATATGTTTGTCGTTATATGAATAAAAACGGCATTCAAGATTTAGAAAAGGTGATTCATTATTGCGAATTAGAAATAAAGAAATTGAAAGATATGGATGTCCAAAGAAAACGAAATAAGTAAAAATTGGAGTTTATATTATAGAGAAATGTATGAACCTAGGATTAAAAGGTTAACTGAAAAATATAGAGAAGTTTATGATGAAAACCAAAAGATGAAAAAAAGATTAGAAGAGTATGAAAGAAGTAGAAGAATGGTAACTTACTATAATAAAAAGGAAGACTGATGAGAAGTACACAAATACCTTTATTTACACCCGAAACAGAATGGGTTATGCCCGAAGAATTAAAAGATCTTCGAGGTCATAA